CTTAGGTCCAGTCGTAGTGTCTAATATTTTATCAAATACAGTTGCCATACTACTATTTATATAGGTTTGTAGATCGTAATTAGTTCTTCTTTGCCTTTTACTTTGATTTTATCTACTTCAACTGACTTGATATTATCTAGTTTTTCTTGCGTAAATGAAGAATATAATAGAGGTGTTACTTTACCATTCTCGTCTTTATAGTTTCTTGTTGTTGCTTCTAGTCTTGCAGCTAAATTAACTGCGTCTCCTATGACAGAATAGTCTAGTCGCATTTCACTACCCATATTACCTACAATACAAGTGCCAGTATTGACACCAGAACCTATGTTGATATCAGGTAGACCTTTTTCTTTAAACTCTGCTTTAATTTTATCTGTTTCTTCAGCACATTCAATAGCAGTTTTGACTGCCATTTCTGCATGATTAGGACAATCAAGTGGTGCATTCCAGAATGCCATAATACAGTCGCCCATATACTTGTCGATTGTACCACCATTGTCTAATACTATTTTACTCATACGATTTAAATAATCATTTATGACATCAACTAATCCTTCAGGATCATCATTGTTTTTATAGTATTCTGAAATAGGTGTAAACCCTACAATATCCATAAACAAGAAACTCATTTCTTTTCTTTCACCACCTAGTTTTAATTTACTAGGATCTTTGACTAATATTGCTACTTGTCTAGGATCTAGATACTTCTCAAACTGTTTTCGTATTTGTTGTTTTAATTTAAACTCTAATATGAATCGTAAGAACGTAGAGTGAAACCCAACTAAAAATAATGTTAAGAGTATCCATGTAACATCAATCAACATCAACTCTTTACCAAACCATACATCAGTTTGAATAATAGCAAAAAGAAAACCACCTGCAATAGATAAACCTATGATAGAATATGAAGCATATCTACAAATGATTATTATAACACATCCTACAATAAATGCAAGTAATAATTCTATCAACGAATCAAATCTTTTGATAGTCTCACCATCTAATATTGTTTGTAGTGAATTAGCACTTATGACATAATCATATTGTTCGCCAGTAGGGGTTGCTACTATACTAGATAAACCTTCTGCTGTCAAGGCAATAATTACAGTAGTTCCTGCAGCCTCAGAAAAGTCTTGACTAGCAGCAGATATTGTGTTAAACTCTTTGTTCCATCTCAACCATATTCTTGCGTTTGCGTCTGTATTAATTGTATCATAACCAGGCACTCTCATGGCAGTTACACCAAAGTCATCTGCTTTTACTTGATAACTAGGATCACCTACTGCAACTCGTATAGTTTCAATTGACATATTAGGATAAACTTCATCACCTATTTTCATCAATAAAGGCACTCGTCTTACAACACCATCAACTTCAGGTGCTGTGTTGATTACACCTACACCATTTGTACAGTCTGCAAGTTTTGGTAGTGGACCCACCATACCTGGCCACTCGTATAAAAATGCAAGTGGATCACCTATCTTTGCAACACCTCTAGGCACAGGATTAGATGTTCTCTTTTGTACTGTGCCAGTCTGTGCTATAACTGTACCGTATGTTAGTGTCTCACAAAAGTAATCATCTTGACCAAATCTATCTTCTTCACTAAACAATATAGGCATAACAATAATACCTGTTTCTGCTTGTCGTAAATTTACAATTAAATCTGCTATCTTATCTCTAGGCCAAGGCCATTGACCATACTTCTCGATTGCTTCTTCGTCTATTGTTATGATTGTTATATCTTGTGAGAGTGATTTATCTTCGTCTGCTAAAAGAACGTCAAACGATTTTAGTCTTAAAACTTCTTTGACCCAAGGATCTTGTAGACCAATATAAGTCAACACAAACAGCGTGATGAACGCTGTCATCCAATGTGTAAAATATTTCATACTAATTTTGATTAACTGTTAGGGTACAAAATGAATGACCACACCATAATGTGTTTGAATAAGATTTGTTATTACCTGTTTGATTAAAATACATAGATGAACCGTTAGATGTTCTACCATCTACATCTACATTGAGAACATTACTATCACCTACTTGGTCAATGTCTATGATGAATCCATCCATACTAACTATATCTAAGTCTATATCATTATTTTCACCATCTTGCACTATGTCTAAACTACCGCCGTCTGTAAGATTATCTATTGTTAAATCTAAATCATTACCTTCTGCTATTGTGCTTATAAACAATATCATGATAATTAAAAATATTAACATTGATAACTCTTTAGTTATTTTAATTAAATTGTTGAATAGTAATCTCATTGTCCTGTCCTAATAGTTCGAAATCGTACATCTCAAACTCTCCCTGTATAATATTTAGTATATATCCATACTCTTTGTCTAATCTTAATTCAATATATGAACCAGAAGCATCCTCTCGTATCCACACCCATTGTGGATCTTCGTCTAGTATAATGACACCAGTGTCTGGATTTTTACCTAAAAATATACCATCTGTTGATCTTTTTTCTTGTTTATCAAATTCATTTCTCATTTCTTTTGCAAGTTCTTCATTAATTTGTTTAAGTATATCCGCTAAGAAATTTTGTTGTAAGAAATCTATATCTAAACCTGTTACATATAAGTTCTCATCTTCTTCTAAGTAATCTTTTTCTAAATCATCTATTTGTAAAAAGTCAATATCTAATGCGTTTGCAACTGCTTTAATTTTCTTTACATAGTTTTCATCTTCTATTTCTTTTGGTTTAGATACAATAAGCATATTGTTTATCATATCTATCTCTAAATCTAATTTTACAGGTGGTGAGGGTGAAGTTTCTGGCACAATAACCTGTGTTGCTTGAAATGCTTGATTAAGTATTACTTGACCAGCTGCACTCTCTACTGATATTTCACCAACAAGACAATTACCATTTACATCACAACTTGGTAATAATATAATTGTAGAACCACCTAGTTCATCTATTGTCATAGAAAAATCTGTGCCACGAACACCTATCGTTGCTGTAGGTGTTGTAATCTTTATATCTTGTCTTGAATTTTTTGCAATCTGTCCTGACGCATATCGTATTGTGCCTAGTTTTGCTGATAGATTTAGTTTACCTTTACCACTATTAGGATCAAATACAAATTCATCTATAATAAGTTTACTGTGTTGTGTAACATCAACTCTGGTATCATCAACAAATAATATGCCAACTTTACCGTTGCCTGTTTTTACTGTGTCGTATTGAAGAATGTCTAGAGATTGTTCGATAGTGATATTTCTATCACCATCTTTTCGATCAACTACGCCTTTGCCTTCTAGTTGATCTACGTTACCTATGCTACCCCACGAGGAGGTAGCATAAAATAATATTAATATTATTATTGTCCACTTAGTCAGTTTGTGATATATCGATATCATGGTTATCACCAGATGTTGTCAAGGTTATCATATTATCATAAACACCAGATTGTGTAATATCCACATCGGCTATAGATCCTGTATGACTGTGAATTAAGGTGTGTCCGTTAACATCACCATCACCATTTATGTCAATTAAGTAATTATTTGTGTCACCATTTACGGTTAGTGTTAGTATAGCAGAAGTGCCATCTATTGTGGCAGCGACTACGTTTGAATCACTCCCTGAAGCACCTGTTATACTTACTGTTGCGTTAGCAGCGTCTGCTGTCTCACCAATATCAATATCTAAATCGTTGCTATTACCTGCCCATACAATTGAAGCAGTAGCACTAGCACAAGATGAATTACCATTTGTACTATCACAATTAAAATCGATATCGTTTGAGTTACCAGTTGTGCTAAATGTACCTGTGAAGGTCGCACCGTTTACATCAAACTTCAAAACATTCGAGTTACCAACTTGATCTATGTCTATTGTGGTCGTTGCGCCTGTGACCGTAGAAGCTGTAGTCGAGTTACCAACTGTGTTGTTTTGTCCGTCTTGGGTAATGTCGAGGTCAAGCGTAGCACCTGATTGTGTCACATAGATATCATTCGCCATTACCGGTAAGGCAAACAACATCAGTATTGTGATTATTTTAGCGTACATACTTTTACTCCTCTATTTTAAATGACCATAAACCCTTATCGACACCCTCATAAATCATATTATGAATAGCATGTTCGATTGTAGTTCTTATGGCGTAATTGACTGGCTCGTTTGTTGCGACACCAGTTTCTATTTCAAGCGCTTTTGTACTCATGTCTAAAAATCTGAATACATCTCCGCCACTTGAAAAACTTGCGATAGTCTTTGTTGCTGACACAGTAAGAACAATCTCACCTGTCTGAACTGCAACAAGTCTTATTGAAACTGTTACTTGATCTGTACGATATTGTTCACTCATACCTATGCCAAAATATCTTGCACCAGCACCGCCAGAGGTAATGTTGGTATCATATCCTACAATACCACCCTCTATAATAAGTCCTGCAAACTTTAGAGGTTTTAATTGATTCTTTACATCGCTTTCTCCATCATATAATTCTCTTGTTGATCTAATAAGTTGTCTCTCTTTTATAAGAGCATCTAAACCTTGTCTTTCTAAAACTATAAACCACGGTTCATGACCACCTACTGCTTTTAAACCATTGATAACCCATGTCTCAGAGCCTTGTGTTACTGCTGTTGATAACTGACTAAATTTTATGTTTGGTTTTCTTTGTCCTGTTCTATCAGGAAAATTATAAACTGCGATTGTGATTTGTGGTTGCCCTAGTTCAGGTATCAACTCTAACCTTTTCATAGTATCAGTTTCCATAGTGTAAGGTGTTTCACCTTGATAGAAACCTTCAGGTGGTGTAGTTGTAGCACAACCTGATAAAAAACAAAACAAAAATATTGCTGCTGTAATTTGTGGAAATGTAAAATCCATATTTTTTAAAATTTAAAGTCGCCTACAGGCACAGACATGACCGTTGTTGAGCCATCTGGTGATGTAATTGTTAATGTAATTATTTCTGTGGTCGTATCTTTGACCCAAGCAATTTGTGAACCTTCTACTTCGGCAGTACCAGATGTAGGACAAGTGCCTTCACATTCTTCACCGAACATATTATCAACTAACTGTTTTGATAAATTAGCATAGATTCTACTTTCAACATTTTTGATAAACTTATTAATCGTAGTATTATTTTCATCACGCTTTGCTGCAGCTGTTGCTGACTTAGCGTCATCTTTGATTTTGTTTTCTCTACTATATCTTAATTGTTCAAGCGATAGAACATGAGTAGAATATCCATTTCCGCTGAAAGATGGATTGCTAAAGTCATGTACTAATTCGCTTGCTGTAAGAGTGTTAGAACCCACCAATAACACATAAAAAAATGATACTAACACTATCTTTTGTAGTGTTTTCATGCTTATATTTATAATATGAGATAGTCTATTATCGCAACAATCGTAAAGGAAACAATGATGACACTCCCTACTGCGACACCGCTATTCTTTAGATGGTTTAGATATTCTCTTTGATTCTTTTGACTTTTCATTCCTTCGTTCATGTTCTTGTAACTCCAATACTGTATTCAATTTTGATCTTAACCTGATAAGATCATTGTCAAGCATTCTAATTCTATCTAGTAAACCTATCAAAGCTGTGTTTGCTTGACCTAACTTTGTTTTGATATTTTCTGTGGTAAACTTATAGATGAAATATATAAAATATCCCATAGCAATAGCTGCCAATGTAGCAAAACCATACTGATTCAATATTTCAATTACTGTCATCTATACCTTCTAGTGTCTATTTTTATCTCTCTATTTTCTAGATAAGTTATCAGTATCATAATCCCAACCGATAACGGAGTACCTACTAGACACAAAACTAGTCCCATACCTAGTGTCATTATTTAATATTTTTTTTTAACCAAAGATATAAAGTATAACAAGCAAACAAATAAATTGTTGCAACGCCTACATCTACTAAATGTTCTCTCATATGATATATGAACTCAATACCTGCTTGTACATCACCCATACTATCGCCACCATAGTTATTTTCTACTATCTTTGTGCCTTCAAAATTTTCGATTGTCTGTTCCATTAATCTTTCCTTGCATCTGTTTTTCCGTCTGCCCTAGATATTCTATCTTCATCTGGTCTTAATTTTAGAGCATGAGATATAAGTAAATCTAGTTTTATCATATCATTATTCATAGTCTTAATTCTGTTATCTAGACCCATGATGATACCATGAATACTATTAACTTGACCGATTACTGAATCTAAAATGTATTTAAGAATGATGTATATAAAAACACCCATAACTGTAGCAGACGCTACAGGTAATCCAAACTCAACTAGTATTTCAAAAAACAAATTCATTATATAAACTATTTATACGCTAAAAAAAAGGGGCGCCTAAACGCCCCTCGATTATTTAATATTATATAATCTACTTCTTAGTGTATATTGAATATAATACCCAAACAGCAACTAAACCAACTAGACCCTGAGCACTAAACCCAGCGATAATTGATTGTACATTACCTATGACACTTATGTCAGGCCAGAATGGCACATTTTGTCCACCAAATAAAACTTCAAGTACAATACCTAAAGCGATAAGTGAAACGCCTACATCTGCTAACGCAGCTGCCCAACCTTTTATTTTATTAATAATTTCCATATAATATCTCCTTATATGATTTGATATCTCAAACTATGCATGATGTAATTGTATTATTTATATTAAATAAATGTTAAAAAGAGGTTAGGACATGATATCCTAACCCCCATATAAAGAAACAGGTGGAGAGATTAATCGTCATTAGCTAGTTTTGAGAAGTAATCTAGTGTTTCATCACCATCATCTTCATCATCACTAGTACTAGCAACCGAAGTATCTACTGTTTCATTTACTACTGGTTTATTAACTGTTGGTGTTGTAGGTGGGTCCATAACATCTTCAGCAGTACCAGTATTTCTAACGCCACTTAAAACTTTATCAAGTTTTGCTTTTAGCTCATCATAAGATTTAAAGTTCTCAGCCGCCAGAAATGGTTTTAGTGGATATTGTTTATTCCACAATTCTTCTATAGCTTCATCATTGTCTTTTACAGGTGATGAGCTATCAAACTCAGATTTATCATAATTCCAGTAACCATCAACTTTTCTGATTTTCAGTTTAAAGTTTGCACCTTCCCAGAAATCAAATGGGTTGATAGGTTTCTCATCTTCAAATTCAGGTTTCATCGCTTCAGTAATCTTATCAAAGATTTTCTTACCGAATTTAAATAATTTTACTTGACCTTCATTTTCAGGATGTTTAGGATCTGAAACAATTAAGATATTTGCAACATAAGATAGTTTTCTTTTTCTCTTTCTTGCAATCTCTTTATCAGCGTCAACACCAGAGTTCCAGAGTAAACTATTAGATTCACTAACTGGATCTTTTTTGTTAAGTGTTGTTAAACTATTCTCAATATACCAACCACCTGGACCTTGAAATGCATGAGACCATAATCTTGCCCATGGTAAATCTTCGTCTTTTACTGCTGGTAGAAATCTAAAAACAGCATAACCATTACCTGATTTATCTAGTTCTGGTTTCCAGATTCTATCATCTTGATATGAGTTAGATTGTTTTTGAGGTTCAGCGACTTTATTTAGTTCGCCTATGAGTGTGTCTAGATTAGACTTTGACCTTTTTAAGGCCGCAATACTTGTATTCATTTATATTCTCCTTGTATGTATATTTGTATTATTATATTTGTATGTGTCTGTATTAATCGACATTATTATTTATAATGCTTAATAGGTGGGACTATGGATTTACCCACAAGACTGCGACCGGATACCATTTCCTATTCGCCTTCAACCAGTTTCTCTCTGTCGAGAATGTGATTCATAACTGGTAAGGTTACAAACCTGGGGACAACCCCTAAACTGTCAAGTTCGAGCCTCTGGTAAAGCCCTCTTCCTTGCACTATAAAAAG